GTCTCTCACGGAAACATGCGGGTTTCCCCGCTTTTTCCGGCTCCTTGCCTAGGAGTTTCTTATTTTTAACGGAGAAAATCGATGCAAAACTACAGCAACCCAGCCGCTCGCAATGAGAAGGCCGCCGCAGGTGTGAAGCCAGGAATGGTTTCAGTGAAATTTCCAGATAACTGCGCCACACCACAAAAATCTGGTGCCACTAAGCCCAAATCACCACCTGGATTTGCCAGTGGCTTGATTCCTGGGAAAGTTTAAGCCGCTTTCATGGCTAAACACCACTCGGTGACTCGCTTGTCTGATCTGGCAGGCGCACCGCCCCAACTGGCGACTGTGCAAGACCTACTTGGGGCCAACCCGTTTCACACGGGGCATGAAGACCGGAAGCGCTCATCCAAGAAAAAGGGCTCAATCAATTTGGTGCCTGTGTACGAGGCGCTAATTGACGAGGGGCTTGATCCCACCGTTGAGATGATCCGAATCCTCAAGGCCAAAGTGATGGTGACTGATCGATCTGGCCAGCCAGTTCTTGACCAGGATGGCAGACACATGATGGTGGATGCCGTGGACAACGACACCAAGCTCAGGGTACTGAACGAGCTTTTGAGCTACACGCAGCCAAAACTTAAGGCCGTCGAGATGAGGGTCTCCGGCCACCTGGAGCTTAGCAACGACCAGCTCGATCAAAGGTTGCAAGCTCTCATGGCAAAGGCTTTAGTGTGAATCTGGCAGCTTTGAACGAAGACGAGAAGCGTGAACTCTACGAGTTGATGCGTCTCAAAAATCTGAGATTCAAAAGAGACCGGTTAGCCAATTACAAGCCCTACACAAAGCAAAAAGATTTTCACCACACCGGCTCCTTCCGAGAGCGGTTGTTCATGGCCGGTAACCAGCTTGGCAAGACCTGGGCAGGTGCATTTGAGGTTGCTATGCATGCAACTGGACTCTATCCAGACTGGTGGCAGGGCCGGCGCTACCAGCATGCAACCAGATGGCTAGTTGGTTCCGAGTCTGCTGAGTTAACCAGGAAGGGTGTGCAGCGACTGCTGATTGGCCCACCGGAGATTCGAGAGGAGTGGGGCACAGGTGCTATTCCCTTTGAGCTACTCAAAGACACAAGCATGCGCCCTGGTGTGCCAGATGCGATCAGTTCAGCCGTGGTGAAGCACATCAATGGCGAAGATAGCGTAATCCAGTTCAACAGCTATGACCAAGGCCGAAGCAAGTGGCAAGCCGACACAGTGGATGGTGTTTGGTTTGATGAAGAGCCCCCACTGACAATTTATTCGGAGGGCTTGACTCGTACCCAAGCCACAGGCGGCATGGTGTTCGTAACCTTCACGCCGCTACTGGGTATGTCGGATGTGGTTAAACGGTTCCTGATTGAAAAGCCAGAGAGCGCCATCACCACCACGATGACGATCGATGACGCTGAGCACTACTCAGAAGCGGAACGTAAATCGATCATCGCAAGTTACCCAGAGCATGAACGGGAAGCTAGGGCCAAGGGCATACCAGTCATGGGCTCTGGCCGAGTTTTCCCAGTAGCTGAGTCAGCCATCAAAGTTAGCCCCTTCCCAATTCCAGCATATTGGCCACGAATTGTTGGCCTGGACTTTGGATGGGGTCACCCCACGGCAGCCGTGTGGCTTGCTTGGGATCGAGATACTGACACTTTGTATGTCACTGACTGCTACAGGCAAAAGGAAGCCAGTGTGCCAATCCATGCTGCCGCCATTCGCGGTAGAGGCGAGTGGTGCCCAGTTGCATGGCCACACGATGGGTTGCAGCATGACAAGGGTTCAGGTGAGCAATTAGCCCAACAGTACAAGAATGCCGGGGTGAACATGTTGCCCCAGAGAGCCACATTTGAAGACGGCAGCAACGGCTTAGAAGCTGGCGTGAGTGAGATGTTGGCCAGGATGCAGACCATGCGCATCAGAGTGTTTTCACATTTAGATGATTGGTTTGAAGAGTTCAGGCTCTACCACCGCAAAGAAGGCTTGATCGTCAAGTCGGGTGATGACCTGATGGCTGCAACTCGCTACGCAATGATGATGCGTCGCAAAGCCAAGACACAAGAAGAAACCTCTAGCAGGCGTTCGCATATGGCGATGCCCGTGGTCGAGTTCGGCGTATTTGACCCAGTAGCTGGGTACTAGGATGAACATGGACTTTCCCAACCAACCACAAGTAGAGATTGAAATCAGCGACCCAGATCTGGCACAGCAAAGGGACGAGGACCGCCTGCAGGCATTTGGATCTGGCTTGTCTCAACAGCGAGATGAGTGGATTAGAAGCCGCGCAAGCTACGGTATTGACAAGCGCTGGTTAGATGATGAGGACCAGTACAACGCCAAGGACAACGTGAACCGCGCAGCAAGTCAGATGATGACGAGTGTCGAGCAGGGTTACCCCGTTACGGTGAACTACTCCAAGCCTCATAGGTCAACCGTGTTTATTGGCATGACCCGTCAAAAGACGAACAGTGCTGAGGCGCGTCTGTCCGATATCTTGCTTCCAACGGACGACCGCAACTGGGGTATCCAGCCGACCCCTGATCCCAAGATGATGGGCATGACAAAGAGCACTCAGCCTGCGATTGATCCAGCAACAGGCCAGCAGATGGTAGACCCCAAAACTGGCCAGCCCATGACGCACAAAGACATTGCGAGAAACATGATGGAGATGGCACGCGAAAGGGCTGATGCAATGCAGCGTGCGATTGACGACCAGCTTGTGGAAGCGGAGTACAACGGAGAGATACGCAAAGTGATGCACGACGCGGCTGTACTTGGCACGGGTGTGATCAAAGGCCCGGTGGTCACAAACCGCATGCGCAAAGCCTGGCAACCCATGACGGATGGTTACGGCGAGACGGTGCACCAAGTCGCCATGGTGCAAGAGATCGACCCGGCAAGCTTTCGGGTTGACCCCCGAAACTGCTGGCCTGATCCAGCAGCAGGTGAAGATATCCATGACGGTAAGGGCATTTACGAACGCACACAGATGACTACTAAGCAAGTGCGTGACCTTGCAAAGCAGCCTGGCTACATGAAGGATCAATTGCGCAAAGTGCTGGAAGAAGGCCCTCAGCGCAGCGCCACGCTAGAAGAGCTGCGCGACGAGACCGAGCGCGATCAGACCAAGGCAACCTTTGATGTGTGGGAATACTGGGGCGAGATCGACAAAGAGGACTTGATGGCCTCGGGTGTTGAGGGAATCGATACAGAAGACGATGAGCTTAAAACTATCAGCGCCTGCGTGGTGGTGATCAACTCCACGGTGGTCAAAGCGTTCTTAAATCCAATCGAGAACGGTGACATTCCTTACGACTTCTTCGTTTGGGAAAAGGTCTCTGGCAGTTGTTGGGGCTATGGGATACCGTACTTGATGCGTGCACAGCAGAAGGTGTTGAACGCCGCATGGAGGCAGATGATGGACAACGCTGGGGTATCAAGTGGCCCGCAGATCGTTATCAAGGCTGGCACGATACAGCCGGCAGACAAGCAGTGGCAGCTCAGTAGTCGAAAGATTTGGTACGCAAGTGACGACGTTGACGACGTGAGGAAAGCGTTCACGACGTTCGAGTTCAACTCGCACCAGGCAGAGCTCTCAGCCATCATCAAGATGGCCGCGGAATTAGCTGACCAAGAGACGGGTGTGCCCATGCTGATGCAGGGAGAGAAGGGCAGTGCACCGGACACAGTGGGTGGCATGCAGATGTTGATGAACAACAGTAACGTGGTCCTTCGCCGCCTGGTCAAACAGTTTGACGACATGATCACCAAGCCGCATATCAAGCGCTACTACGACTACAACATGATGTACAACGAGGATGAGGAAGTTAAGGGCGACTTCACCATCGATGCGCGTGGCTCAAGCGCGCTGATCGTGCGGGACATTCAGAACCAGAGCTTCTTGAATCTTCTGGCTGCTGGTGCCAATCCAATTTACGGTGTGTATTTGGACACCAAGAAGTTGTTTGAAAAAGCATTGCAGGCGCAGCACATTGACCCCGCTGAGGTGTTCAAGTCTGACGAAGAGATCGAGCAGATCAGAGAGCAGCAAAAGCAAGCCGCCCAGCAAGGCCAACAGCAAGACCCAAGGCTCATGGCCGCGCAGATCAGAGCGCAGTCCAGCATGGAGCAGGCCAAGGTGCAAAACCAGAGCGACATGATGGAGCTTCAAACGCGACAGCAGATCGCGCAGCAACAAGCCCAGATGCGCATGGCAGAACTCCAGATGTCACGCGAGATCGAGATGCTCAAGCTCTCCAACAACCAGAACATGACGCTTGAGCAGATCAAAGCGAAGTTGGCCGATACGGCCATCAAAGAGCGCGGCAAGAAGGAGCTCTTCGCTGCAGAGCAAAGACTCAAGCTGGTCGCTGGATCAGGAATTTAAGGAAACATCATGGCTACTTCCGATGCTTTATCAAAATACTACGACGTTTACCAGCGCAGCATGCTGACAGGCGTGCCAACTACGGAATACAACGCCGCATTGAACGCGGCCGGCTTTAAAAACGATGAGGTTTGGGAAGCTTCAAATGCTTTGAAAGCCGCAGGCTACGAATTAGGCAAACCGACTGATGCAAACATTATTAAATACGGCCCAACTATTGCAGCTCAGGGTTATGGCAATTTGTCTTACGCCCCGGGCAACACGGTTAATGACGCGGCTTTGGCAGAAGCTGGTTACGACAACTACTACGACCAAGCGACTAAAAAGAAGTCATCATCGTACTATGACAAACAGATCGGGCTACTGAACACCAAGTACGGCACGCTGAACACCAGCTTTTTAGATTTGCAAAATCAGCTTGCGGCATTAAAAACAAAAAACACTGGCACAACTTCTTCGACGGGCACCACTTCCTTGACGGGCGGCACCAGTTTAGTGGGCAGCGGTGCAACAAACACGGCCGGTCTTGGCGGCACTAGCCCTGGGGGCTTAAACGCAACATCCTCAACTGGCGCTGTCTATGGGCCAGACGGCACCGCCTACCCCAGCCCCGCAGCAGCGATCGCGGCCGGGGTCTACAACTACACGATGTTCCCACCCACTGGCTCAGGGCAGCCCGCTGGACTGGTAACAAACGCTATGGGTGCAACAGACGCAGCCAAGCTGTCTGGTGTGACGGGCAACTACTACGGCGGCGTTAACCAAAACCCAGACAACCCCTGGGTCAATCTCTATCCAACCTAATTAAGGAAATCAATCATGGCTTCAGTCAACGCAACGGCAGACAGAAATAGCTTAAACGGCGCAGTGCTAGTCACTTGGGCGCTTACCGATGCGGACACCGGAACAGCTTTCCCAGTTCCTTACGCGGCTGATTTGACAGTGCAAGTCTCGGGTACTTTCGGTAGTGCAACAGCGGTGCTGCAAGGTTCCAACGACGGCACAAACTGGGCAACGCTTAATGCTGTGGTCGGCACCAACACATCGTTCACTGTAGCCGGCATTCGCAAAGTAGCGGAAAACCCTGGCTACATTCGGGCAGTCACAAGCGGAGGCTCAAGTTCTACGATCAGTGTGGTGGTGGCCGTTAAAGCAATGTTTGATAAGAAAGCCTACTGATGAAAGAGGCTGGACGCTACGTGGCGCTTTTGTTTTTAGCACGCGACATGACAC